ATTGACGACAGCCAGGGAACCTAGGCCAGAGATGTCCGAATTCGACAGGGTGATGGCTCCCGTGCGGCCGGCGACGGACGTCACAGGGGCGGAGGTAAGGAAGCCCGAAGGGTTGCCCGTCAGAGGATAAAATCCAGCGGTGACCCAAGCCTCGGTTGCGTAGCCGGCGAGCGATAGGGTAGCCCAGTCGGCGTCGTAGTTAGCGTTGCTCGACTTGGTCAGGACTTGGCCTGTCAAGCCGCCTGTCGGCAAATCGGATCCGGCGGGGAATGCGGTCGTCTGGACGCTCGAGTCCGGGAACGTGATGCCCGAGGACGGCGAGATCACGAAGGAGCCGAAGGTCGTGTGCGTCAGGCTCAGGGAGGTCGGCGTATACTGTCCGACGTTAGCGCCTGAGCCTTGCAGCGTGAGGCCGGCGAAGGTCGGGTTGTTGAGCGTGCCTAGGTTGAGGTTATCGCGGGCCGTGGCGAAGTTGGTCAGGTCGCTCAGGTTGTTCGCCTTGACCGCGTAGGCAGACAGGTTGACCGTCGTCCAATCGGTGTTGTAGTTCGTGCCGTCAATCTTGGTCAGGAACTGGCCAGCCGTGCCGCCGACGGGGACGCCTTGGCCGGGGGTTCCTGGAACGCCCTGAGGGCCTTGGGGGCCGGTCGGGCCAGTGGCTCCCGCGGGGCCTTGAGGGCCTGGCACGCCGACGGAACCGCTAAGGGTGCCGGTGATGATACCCGTGACCGTGCCGGCCACCGTAGACTGGTCAGCCGCGAAGGTGCCCGAGATAGTCCCGAAGGTGCTCTCCGTGGAGGTGATCGTCGCGTCAGGCATGGTCGGCGCTTAGACGGTGACGCTGTCGATGACGTTGACGCGGAAGATTTCCGTGCGGGAGATGGTGTCGCCGGGGAAGACGAACTTGATGTCCCAGCGACCTAGGCCGATGGCCCAGTCTTCGGTCGAGCCAGGGTAGACCACGGTGAATGACAGGCCGTCGATGGCCTTGGTGATCGTGAGCTCGTAGGTCTTTCCGGCCCGGTCTTCGACGGTCGAGGTCAGTGTCGTGGTCAACAGGTTCGCGGGGCCGGTGGCGCCCGGAGTCCAGGAGAACGTCGCCGCGAAGGTGTTGCCCTGCGAGATGGTTACGGTGTTGGAGCAGCTCATCGGGTCTTCTTAACCCTGCGGAGATTGGCAAGGGGGCCTCAGAATGACAAGGTCACCGACGAAACCGTGCCCAGCGGAGTCGTGCCAATATTCTGGCCGGCGGGGTCAGAGTTGTCATAGGACGTCGGGCCAGTGGTGACGCTGCCACCTGAGCCGACGAACGTGGCGCCGCCTAAGATGGTCGCCTGTTCTTCGATGTCGAGGCCGCTGCCGATGCCAGGGACAAAGATGCCAGACCCGGGGGGAGACTCAAAGAAACTTCCGTAAAAGAATCGCTGAATATCGGGAGCGCCTGGAGTGGGGTTGCCCGTTGAGTAATCGTTATAACCAACGGTGCTAAAAGCCTGTCCGCGGAATAGCCGGTTGCCGGACTCGACAGCGTCGATTGCGTTGAAGCCGGTGTCATAATAGTCGATAGCGTGTCCAGAGTTTCCCCAGTAGGAAGAGCCTGTTCCGTGTTGTCCTGCGTAAACAGCAGTTCGCATCTGGCCCCACGTCCAGACGGTGCCGCTAAATGTCTGCGCTCCGCCGACCGTGATGTAATCCTTCGTCAGCGGAGGCAGGGGCATTAGGATCGGGCGAAGAAGTACTTCGCGACAGCCGACCCGACCTTGATTCGGTCAGACCACTGAGAGCCGCACGTCAGCTGAGTGATTACAATCGGGGTAGCAACGCCGCCCGGGTTGGTCTGGTCTTGGTAGGCGACAGCGAGGAGGAAGAAGGCCGAGTCGTCCGTTGCGTCCTGCTGAATGCTCGTCGAGATGATGCGCGGATAAAGGATGTCTGCCTGATCCGTCACAGGGTAGAGGGTCGGAGGAGTGGAATAGTCCGCCGAGACCTTGAGGTAGATATACGAGTAACCAGTGGCCGGGTCGAAGTTGAAGGCCGTCGTCGGGGTCGGAACGTAGTCGAGGCGCTTAGTCGCAAGCGGGGCGATGCCGATCTGAGGGATGACCGAGTTGACCATCCCAGGCGTGCAGCTGAACTTGTAGGTCGTGCCTGAGGATTCGTCGACGATGGTGAACGGACAGACCTCCTCGGTGACCGGGTAGACGGCCCACGGCCCCCAGGGCTTCTCGATGTTAAGGGTCGTGCCTTGGCTCGAATCCTTGAACGTATAACCGACTCCCGGCTGGATGCTCATCGGTCGTCAGATGTTGACGTAGACGTCGGGGGGCCAGCCTTCCTTGGAATAGCGGATTTCGTAAAGCACCTTGTAGAGCAAGCCGAACTCCTCGACGTTGACCTGAGAGAGCAAGTTCTGATTCCCGAAGTCGCCGGTTCCCGTCGGGCCCCATGCGGGAATGAGTTGGAACACGCCCCAAGAGTTGCCAGCCGTAGCGGTTCCAAGAAGCGCGTATAAGGCTTGAACAAAAGAGGAAGAACTTGTGTAGATCACGCCCGAGTAAGTGGTCGTGCGGGCGAGATACTGGGTCTTGCCGTAGAGCTCAGGGACGTCCGGGTCGACGAAGCCGATGAAGCGTCCGCCCATGCCAGTCTCGAAGCATGCGCCGTTGTATCCCTGGGACGATGGAACGACGACAGGCTTGCCAGCGTTCGGAGAGGGTGCGACCGCGATGACCGTGACGGGAGGCCCGAGGGTCGAGTCGTCGTAAGCGCCGCCGAAGTCGGAAGGGAGACCGGCGAGGGGTAATCCTCCGTAACCAGTTGCCGCGGTGAAGAAGTTCGGATGGGTCGTGATGTTCTCGGCAGTCAGGCCGTTGGCGACCGAGGTGTTTGCGGTGGTCATTACGCCCCCGCCCACCGTCGGGTCGATGCCGACGTAGTCCACCTTGACCGTCTTGAACTGTAAGTTGTCGTAGCTGATGCTCGACTTGTGCGCCTTGAGGTAAGTCAGGCCGCCGAAGTCCAGGGGAGCGCCGCGCTGCGTGACCGGGACGGCGGTCGCCCAGTCGCATTTGTAGGTCGCCGACGCGGTGACCAGTCCGAAGCCGTCCGACATGACGGTGATCCCTGGCTGGATGAACTCGGAGGAAAGGACGTTGCCTGTATTGACGATAGCCATGGTAAATTAAACGGCCCCGATTTTCTGGAGGGTTACAGGGACGGCTTCAGTGAACGGAGAAGGAACCATGCCGCCGCGGTTGATGAGGGACTGCTCTTGAAGGATGATCTTAATCTCCTCGAGGATCTCATTCTGGCGGGTCATCTTTTCCATGACCGGGTTGGCCCCGACGCCGACGACCGTGCCGAAGCCTTCGGGGCCCTTGAATGAGCCGGCCTTTTTCTCGGCGTCCTTTTCCTCGAAGATGGGTTTGAATGCCTTGCCTTCAGGGGAGTTGAGAAAAGCCTCAAGAGCCTTCTGCTGGAACTCAGGCGAGCGAGGCATCATTTGCATGGCAGCAAGCGTGCCGCCTTCTTCCATATATGGCCCCCTTTTGATCGCCATATCCATGGCAATCTTCTGACCTTCGGGAGTCTTTAAGAACTCACGGGCCATCTCGACGCGGCCTTCTTTGGCAAGTTTCATCTCTTCTTCTCGCGCCTTCTTGGCTTTGAAGAATTGGGCCATCTTGGCCTCTTCGGCGCTCGCATAAACGGTCTCGCCCTTGGCGATCAGGTCGAGGCCATCCTTCGCGTCCTGCTTTGCCTTAGCCATCGCCGAGCTAATCATTGAGATTGCTCCCTGAAGGAGAACCATAGGGGCCGCGAAACCTAGGAAGATGTCCTTGAATGATGTGCTGAACTTCTTGCCAATGTCCTCGACCTGTTTCCCGAAACCAGTCGTTGCCGTCTTGGCCTTGTCCATAGCCTGGGGGACGTCGGACGTCGTCTTGATGTTTACGGTAAGGTCTTGGGCCATAGTCTCTTTACCCTGCGGGATTGGCAACGGGGGCTTCCCCTTCGCCGGCCTTGAGCTGCTCTTCGATATAGGCCTCCTCCTCCGGCGACATGATCGCCACGTCGACGCCCTTGCGCATGGCGAAGGCCGCGTTCAGCCATACGGCCTGACACTCGGGCATCTCCCACGCCCGCTTCTCGTCGATGCCGTTCGCCACTAGGTTTGCAACGATGCTCATCGGCCAGGGAAGACCCTTGTTCCCGCCGCTCTTCTTCTGATCCTGCTCCCAGAACTTCGGCCAGTCGTCGACTAGGATGTAGCCGGCGAAGGCGTTCAGGAGCATCTCGAACTTGGCAGGGTTGTCGTTAAGCCGTGAGAGTCGTAGGCGGTCAATCAGGCCGACCTCCCCGAGCGGTTCCTCGGCGCAGACCTGACAGGCGAAGATTAGGTCCGCAGGGGTGATGCCGCGGGAGCCGGTGACCAGGGGAGAGTCGAAGGCATGCAAGCGCACGCGGTACTTGAGGCACCACGGGTAAAGAGTTCGACCCAGCAACCGAAAAGGCGCCGGGTCGATGTGGGCATTCAGGAAGCGACGATCCACTCCCTTGAGACTACGCCCCTTTCGGGGGTGTCAATTAGTAGGTGATATCCTCGTAGGACTCGGCGGTGACCGAGACGCTGACGAAACCTTTCGAGCTGCCGCGGTCGTCCACTTTTGTGATGACTCCCGAGAAGCTGACCGAAGCGGAGCCGCCAGGGTAAGCCGAGGCGGTCTTCGCGGTGAAGGATAGGGTCGCGCCAAGCTGCGGAACGGACGTGAGCTTGGCCACGCCCTCGACGGTGATCTCGGAGCGGCGGTCGTCGTAACGAGCCGTTACGGTCAGGCCGGACTCATTCACAACGGTTCCCGTGTTGTTGAATCCAGAGCTGACTGAGTAGGACTGCACAAAAAGGGAGGCCACTTGGCCGGCGCCGATTCCGTAGAGGCAGACAACGCCTGTGTTTACTTCGCTCATCTTACTCCTGCTTTAATTGGCAACCTACTGGGGGTTCAGGCAAGTGAGGATGTCGAAGGCGAAGGAAGTCGCCCAGGAACGCTCGTCGATGCCCTCGTCTTCGGAGACATAGGTCACGTCATAGCAGAGCGCATCGCCGGTCACCGCGAAGGCGTTTTGGATCAGGCCGACGCTCCGCATGCAGTCAGACAGGGCGGCGCATCGGGCACGGTGGACGGCGAGTGTCGTGTCGTCGGCGTTAGAAAAGAGGGTGATGCGGACGGAGCAATCGAAGTTGCCGAGGCCTTCGGGGAGGTCGCCAGGAGCCCGGGCGGAGTCGCAGAGCACGACGGCCTTGGGTAGGGTCTGGGTCGCGGCGCTGTCACCCGTGAGGATGGCCACGCCGGCGAGACCAGCCTGGGCGGTGAGGTAGGTCGCGAGCGTGCCCTCGACGATGTGGCGGATGGATTTGGTAAAGGCCATGTTATTTGCGGTTAAATTTGTTGATGGGCTTTCGCATGCGGTAACGGATCATAGCGGGCATCTGCTTCACGCGGTTGCCGTAGACTAGGCCGAGGACTCCCGCGTCGTCGGCGATTGCGTTGATGTTGCCTAGGGTGTTCGTCACGGAGACTTCGGCGATCTTGTCGGTAAAGGCCGTCACGTTAGTCCCAGGGACTCCAGAATGCGAGGTAATCCATGAGGCCTTCCGCAGCTGGGCACCGGGCTCGCCTTGCTGGCCGTTGTTATCCTTAGGGCGGGGGAGACTGGCGAGAGCCTTGGCCCAACCTGACTTGACCGCCCCGACCATCTGCTGGCGGCGCTCAATGTATTCCTGCAACTCGGACTTGTCCTGCACGAGCAGCTTGGCGGTCACCGGGCGGCGGCCCTGCTTGATGCGTCCGCCGAACTTACCTTTGACTTGGTCATGGATTGTCCGCAGATCACGGACGAATCCCTGCGTGCC